AGGAAAGTTTTAATATTATACCTGATTATTTGCAATATTTACAAAGCAACGTGCAATCAGGTATAGCGTTATCAGGATTTGTAGAAGAGCAATGTTATGCGATGTGGGGATTAGTTCCTCTTCATGCTGGTGTAGCCGAAGGATGGTTAATACCCAGCAAATATATTACAAAACATAAATACACATTTCATCGAGCAACAAAAAATTTCTTAGTTTATATGATGGCTCATTGGAAGCTGCATAGGCTGCAAGGCATTGTAAACAGTAAAAATATTGCAGCTATAAAATGGGCGGAAGTGCTATCGTATAAAAAAGAAGGTGTATTAAAACGCTATGGGGTTGATAAAACAGATTTTATCATGTACTCTCGAACGTATAAAGATTAGACCTAACATTAGGAGATTATACATGAGCGCAATATTTGGCGGAAAAAAAGAAGATCCTGCTCCTGATACCAGCGGTATTGAAGCTGTTGAGCGCAGAAATGCAGAAAGAGAAGCAGCATCGCAGCGATCTATAAAAGCACGACAGCGTGCAGGAAGACGAAGTGGTCCATTAATGTTAGCCATGAAAGATTACAATACGGACACAGCAGAATTAGGAGCTACGTTAGGTCCACGACAAAGGCCGACATAATGCCAAGAAAGTTTTTTCGTAATCCAAAATTTAAGGAGGAAGATTATGCCTACAGTAAAATACAAGACGAAGACAGGAAACAAGACGAAGAATTTCCCATACACAGCGAAGGGACAGAGCGAAGCGAGGAAGTTTCAGAAACAGACTGAAGGAAGTTATATGGCGGATTTTAGATCCGATATGAAAAAGAAATACGGAAAGAAAAAAGCGTAATGGCTTTAACCGCTCAGGAAATAAAAAAACGATACGATATTGCAAACAAGGAAAAAGAAAATTTCCGAGCTTTGTATGAGGAGTGCTATGAGTATGCGCTGCCTAATCGCAATCTTTATGATGGCTTTTATAGCAGCGTAAGTGGACAAAAGAAACTTAATAAAGTCTTTGATAGCACGGCTATCTCCTCGACACAAAGGGCTGCTAATCGTATCCAATCGAACCTCTTCCCTCCCCAAAGGAACTGGTGTCGTTTACAGCCTGGTGAGGAGATAGAAGATAAATTCCAAGTGGATTTGCAAAGAATGTTAGACACTTACACCGATAAGTTGTTTGGAGTGTTACGCCAATCGGATTTTGATTTAGCTATGGGAGAATTTTTATTAGATCTTATGGTCGGTACGGCTGTTATGCAAATTATGCCAGGAGATGAAACAAAACCTATACGTTTCAATGCGATACCGAGTTTTCTTGTAACATTTGAAGAAGGTCCACACGGCACAGTTGATAATGTGTATAGACGTATTATACGAGCTTATGAAACGCTTGAAAAAGAATGGCCTGATATAGAAATACCACAGGAAATTAAAGATCAATACCAAGACAGACCGCAAGAAAAAATAGAAATATTAGAAGCAACATTACACGATAGAATGAAAGGCGTTTATGATTATGTGCTTATTGATAAAGCTGGTGGCCATATATTATTACGTAGAGAATTAAAAAGTACGCCTTGGGTAGTTGCACGATGGATGAAAGTGGCTGGCGAAACTATGGGCCGAGGTCCGTTAGTAACAGTTATTAATGATATTAAGACTTTAAACAAAGTTGTTGAATTAACTTTAAAAAATGCTTCATTATCTATTGGCGGTGTATTTACTGCTGCGGATGATGGCGTATTAAATCCTTCTACTATTCAGATTGTGCCAGGAAGTATTATATCTGTGGCACGTAATGGCGGTCCTCAAGGCGAATCCTTGAAGCCTCTCCCTAGGACAGGCGATCCCCAAATGGGACAGTTAGTTGCAAACGACTTACGGACCGCCATTAAAAAAGGATTATTAGATGAATCGTTGCCACCAGAGAATATGTCGGCTCGATCCGCTACAGAAATACAAGCACGTTTATCCGAACTGGCACAAAACTTAGGTAGTGCGTTTGGAAGACTAATTGTTGAAACTATGATGCCTATTGTAAGACGCAGCTTAGAAGTTATGGATGCACAAGGCATGATTGAATTACCGTTAAAAGTCAATGGGTTACAAGTTAAAGTTGTGCCTGAATCTCCGTTAGCTATGGCACAGAATATGGATAAAGTTGGCGAGGTTATGCAGTATTTACAAATAACACAGATGCTTGGTCCAGAAGGAGTAATGGCGGTTAATATGGGTAGAGTTGCGGATTATTTAGCGGATCAATTAGGTATTCCAGCAAAGCTGCGTAATACACCAGAAGAAAAAGACGCTATAGCAGCACAAATGCAAGAAGCAGCGCAAATGGCAGCGCAACAACAAATGGGAGCGGAAGGCGAACAAGCTCCGCCAGAGGATGCTGCTATACAATAAAACGAAGGGGAAAATATGATACAAGCAGAAAAGATACGATCTATTAACGATCCAGGCTGGGATGGCTTAGATGCGGTAGCCGATAATAGCAAACAAGGCATGGAGCAACGTGAATTAGATACGGCCTTTGCTGTTATTTTTACAACAACAGCGGATGGTAAGAAAGTTTTAGATTATTTAAAAAAAGTAACTGTAGAGCAGCCTGCATGGGAACCTGGTTCTGATCCATCAATAGGATATTCCAGGGAAGGGCAAAACTCTATTGTAAGGGAAATAATGCATAGAATAGAAAGGGCGAAAAATGGCTGAAGAACAACAAGAGCAACAAGAAGAAAATTTAATGGAGTCTGTAAAAGTAGAAGAAGTATCTACGGAAGAAGAGAATAATGCAGAAGAAAAAAATCCTATGGCACATTTGGAAACTAAAGAAGATGAGCTAAAGCCTGAAGAAATAGAGGATTTAGAGAAACCTGACTGGATGCCTAAGAAATTTTGGGACAACAAAGAAGGACCAGATGTAGAAAGTTTAAGTAAAAGCTATACAGATTTAGAAAAGAAATTTAGCCAGGGCAAACATAAAGTACCTGAAAAATATGATCTAAGCGCATTTGAAGACGCTAATATTGCTGAAGACGATCCTGTAATGAAAGTGTATACAGATTGGGCTAAGGAAGCCAAAATATCACAAGCTCATTTTGAAACTTTAGTGCAAAAAGTAGCGGATCTAAATGGACCAGTAGAAGATACAACGGTATCGGTACAAGAAGAAAAACAAAAACTAGGAACTAATGCTGATGAAATTATTAGCTCTAATGTGAATTGGGGAAGAAGTTTAGTGCGAGATGGTGTGTTTTCTGAAAATGATTATGAGCAGCTTACTGTTTTAGGGGGTACAGCCGAAGGCCAATTAACCATACGTAAGTTACGAACATTAGCTGGTGAAAAAGACATCCCTATTCAATCCGCACCAATATTGGGTGAAGAAACACAAGAAGATTTGGAAGCAATGGTAGGTACTGAAAAATATCATAATGATCCTATTTATCGTAGAGATGTAGAAAAGAAATTCGAGAAAATGTTTAATGGCTAGAAATTACCGTCAAGAATACGACAGCTACCATAGCTCCCCAAAGCAAAAGAAGAACCGTGCTAGTCGTAATGCTGCAAGACGTAAAATGGGTAAACGCTTAATGGGAAGTGCAAATAAAGACGTACACCATAAAGATGGCAACCCACGAAACAATGCATCAAGTAACTTGGCGGTAGTATCTAAAAAATATAATCGTAGTAAAAAATAACTGTATAAAAACCCATAGTATCTTTTAGAGTTGCAATAATATTATTTTTGATTTACTCTACAAAAGATTGATAACCCTTTTAGGGCCGATCTGGCGTAAGGAAACTTACCGTTAAAGTGCAGCGTATGCATAGCCAGGCCGAAGGATCATTCCTCCGATAACCATAAGGCGATTTTTTTTAATTGTTTAGGAGGACATATAATGTCAACAAATCTTAGTCCAGCCTTCGAAACGATGTTCAATTCGGAAGTACACCATGCTTACCAAGCAAGTCGTACATTAGACGGTGTATGCCGAATGAAGAACGGTGTCGTAGGCTCTACATATAAGTGGCCAAAATTGGCTGCTGGTGTTGCCACCGAGCGTACACCGCAAACGGACGTTACACCGCTTAATACCGCATTTAGCCAAGTTTCCGTAACTCTTGCGGATTGGAGTGCATCAGAATATTCTGACATCTTCAACAATGCTAAAGTGAGTTTTGAGGAACGTAACGAATTAGCACAAGTGGTTGGATCAGCGGTAGGGCGCAGATATGATCAACTTATAATTGACGCATTAACAAACGCTTCTGCTGGATCTACAGTTGCAAATACTGTAGTAACAAGTGGAAGTGCTACAGCTTCAGACTTAAACGTTGGTAAGCTTATTGCGGCAAAAAAAGCATTGGACGCAAAAAACGTGCCTCAATCAGACCGACATTTCATTTGCCATGCGAATAACCTCGCTGGATTATTAGGCGATGAAAGAGCTGTAAGTTCTGATTATGCACAGATCAAAGCTTTAAGTGGCGGACAAATATCAAGTTATTTAGGCTTTACCTTCCATGTACTAGGTACACGAGATGAAGGTGGCGTAAGTATTGATGGTTCATCAGATCGTACATGTTTAGCGTTCCATAAATCTGCTGTAGGGTGTGCCGTTGGCATCAATCCTAGAACAGAGATTAATTACGTACCTGAAAAAACTTCTTGGCTAGTAACAACCATGTTGTCCATGGGTTCTGTAGCTATAGATACTGACGGTATCGTAGATGTAACTTGTAGGGAGTAGTAATCATGGCGTTTTCAAGAGCAGGATGGGGACCATTAGGCGGACAATCTCAAAAGGGATCAGTTCCAGCTATGTGGTCTTATACAAGTACAGATGCCAAGACAGATATTGATGCTTCTGGGTATTTTAATGATGTGAGTGATGATGTTACCGTTGGCGACATTATTTATTCATGGGCTTCAACTGGCGGAACTGCTACAGCTTCATGGCATGTAGTTGTATCTAACGCAAGTGGAGTGGTCGATGTGGGTGATGGCGTAACAATAGCCGTAACTGACTCAGACTAAAAATAATATTAACGGAGGGGTTTTCGGATCTCTCCGTTTTATAAGGAATGAATTATGGCAGCAGGCGATACCGATGTAAGTATATGTAATGCAGCCTTAGCATTATTAGGAGCTGAAGGTTTAACATCTCTAAGCGATGGATCAGCTCAGGCCAATATTTGCTCCACGTTATATCCTAAAGTGAAACAAACAACTCTAGGAATGTATCGTTGGAGTTTTACTATTAAAAAAGCACAATTAGCGCAGGATAATACTACGCCTGTAAGCGAATGGACTTATCAATATTCTTTACCTAATGATATTTTAAATAATGTGCCTCTAGCAGCGTACACATCTAATACCCATGGAAATTCAATATTTAAAGATTGGGAAATAAATATGGGTACTGATGGCACAGCCAAGCTAATGACAGAAAGCCAAACTGTATATATTGATTACCAAAGGGTTTTAGAAGAAGACCTTATGCCTGTATATTTTACACAGCTTTTAATATATCAATGTGCCTGGCATTTAGCAGAGCCTATTACGGATCAAATAACAAAAACAGATTTTTGGCGTACTATTGCATTAGGCGCACCATCCGAAAACAATCGAGGAGGATATTTACGTACAGCTATTAGTATGGATTCACAAGGTAGCAACCAGAATACCATAATTAATGATTACTCACTTACGGATATTCGATGAGCAGATTAACACAAATACAAAGTAATTTTTCTGTAGGGGAACTCGATCCTTTAATACGTAGTCGTATTGATTTACAGCAATATTATAATGGTTTAGAAAAAGCGCAAAATGTTGTAGTGCAGCCTCAAGGCGGTATGACTAGACGACCTGGTTTGCGATTTATAGCAGAGCTTCCTTCGGCTGGCGCACCGCAAAATGGAACAAAATTAGTACCGTTTCGTTATTCTACAGAACAAAGTTATATGCTGGCTTTTGTTAATAATCGTATGTACGTTTTTAAGGACCAGGTATTAGTTACTGCTATAAATGGTGGTAGTGATGATTTTTTAACAACTACAATAGGAAGTGCTAGTTTATCAACATTATTTTATACGCAAAACGCTTCTGTATTAATTTTAGTGCAAGAAGATATGGCTCCTAAAATAGTTCAACGTGGCGGCGATCATGTTACCTGGACTATTAGCGATATTACTTTTGACAGTATTCCTAAAGCTCGATTTAGTGCAGCAACCTATACGCCACAAGGAAGTTTAAATCCTAGTGGTACGGATGGTAATATTACATTAACGCATGGATTTAGTACGGAAACAGGAACAGCTCAAGCTGGCGCATCTACAACGATAACATTAGCGTCTGGCGAAAATAGTAACGATGATTTTTATAACGGATTATTTATTGAAATAACATCTGGTACTGGTAATGGCCAAGTTAATTTTATAACGGATTATGTAGGCAGCACGAAAGTAGCAACGGTACAAAATACCTGGACCACTAACCCAGCTAGTGATTCCGCTTA